AATCGTGAAATTTTTATAAAGTGGAGAAAAAGAGTTGGTGAAGCAGAAGCTAATAAAGTAACCAAACAATCTACAAGTCGTGGTACTGACATGCACACTCTTGTAGAGAACTTTCTTCACAATAAAGAACTACCTTCTGGTTCTGTTCAACCACTGTCAGAGTTTCTATATTTGATTGCAAAAGATGATCTTAATAGGATCGATAATATTCATGCTCTTGAAAGGTCCCTATATAGTCAGCAGTTAGGTATCGCTGGAACCGTCGATTGTATTGCAGAATTTGACGGTGAGTTAGCAATAATTGACTTCAAGACATCTAAGAAACCCAAACCCAGAGCATGGATCGAAAACTATTTTGTTCAATGTGCGGCATATGCGTGTATGTTGTTTGAATTGACGGGTATTTCAGTCAAGAAATTCGTAATCATCATGTCATGTGAAAGTGGAGAATGCGTAGTCTATGAGGAAAGAAACAAATCAAAATATATCAAACTTCTCACTCAATACATTAGAAAGTTTGTCGAAGATAAACTGTCTTGACCTTTAAAGTATCTAATGTTATAATGTTATTATGAATTAATTTTATTATATGTTATCAATCTTTTCCGATATTATGCCGAAGAAAGAAAACGAAGAGTTAAATAAAGAACTAGAAAGTAAATTCTATTCTCAGGTGAAAGTGTCGCAGGATATTGAAGAAATCTATACCAAGAATTCTGATATGAGTTACATTGATAGTGTAATGCATTTCTGTGAACTCAATAAGATAGATGTTGAATCTATTCCTAAACTAATCTCAAAACCGTTAAAAGAAAAAATTAAATACGAAGCAATGGAACTTAACTTCCTAAAGAGAACTAGTAGAGCTAAACTCTCAATTTGAAAATCGATTTTTAGTTCCAAAAAAGGTCGTAAAAAAATCCCCAAAATTTTTTCGCACGAAGGGTTTTTCAAAATATTATGTTGAAGATGACTCCATTTGATTGTTATAAAACTTATCTTGGTTTAAAGAATCATTTCACAAAAGATTCTTATGATTACCACAAGTATTGTGGTAAAACCCGTGCCTCTCTTCAGTCTTTCTACAAGAGGAAAGATAGGTACTGGTTTGAAAAAATTTCTAGACAGAAAGATGATGATGAAGTTAGAGACTTTTTTGTTTCTAACTTCATTTCTTGTGATGATCCACAGACTCTATGGATTGGTGAGATCATTCGTTCTGGTCAGATGAATTATAATAAGTGGCAGAAGAGGAATCAATCTTTGTCATATGTTTTTCGAGAAGAAGTTCAAAGTCTCATTGAGAATAAAGACTTTGACTCATTGTTTTCTGTAGAAAAAGGTCATCCAATTATCTTAAAGAAGCATTTGTGTGGTGATATTTCTATCGAATCTTTGGTAATCTTGGAAAAGATCTTAGGATATAAGAAGCACTTTGATAAGTCTTTGAAAGATCCAGTATGGGAATTGACCAGTCTACGAATTAAAAAGTATATTCCTTTTCTAAATATCGATGTCTTTAAATACAAAAAAATCTTAAAGGAGATAGTTTTATGACTTTCTTTGAATCTGAACTTGTGAAGAATGAGATGGATGAGATCTCTAAACTACAAGAAAAAGTCTATTCAAATGTGTTTGTCTTTCCAAGTTTAGATAGAGATGGCAAACTTAAACATATTAGTGATCTTGAGATGCTTATGGAGAAACAAAAGATTCTTTACATGAGACTTGCATTATCAGATGATCCAGATGCATTGAATATGAAATTAAAAATTCAAGATTCTGCAACAATGATGGGTCTTCCTGAAGATGTTGACATGAACGCACTCTTTGCTAATATGACTAAGTTGGTTGGTAATCTCAAAGAGCAATTGCTCAAGGAAATCGATTGACACTAAATAAAATGCCTGCTATAATGGCAGAGCACACAAGCCACAATACAAACAAACCGAGGTAATCCGAATGTCCTTTTCAAATCTTAAAAAGCAATCATCTCTTGGTTCTCTGACCTCTAAACTGGTCAAAGAAGTAGAAAAAATGAGCACCAAGAGTGGTGGAGATGATCGTCTCTGGAAACCAGAACTAGATAAGTCTGGTAACGGTTATGCCGTGATCCGATTCTTGCCTGCACCAGATGGAGAAGAACTCCCATGGGCAAAGATGTACTCCCATGCTTTCCAAGGTCCTGGTGGTTGGTTCATTGAGAACTCACTAACCACAAATGGTGGAAAAGATCCTGTATCAGAGTATAATCGTGAACTCTGGAACAGTGGTAATGAAGCAGATAAGGAAACTGTCCGTAAGCAGAAACGCAAACTGTCCTACTATGCTAACATCTATGTTATCAAGGACTCTGCAAATCCTTCTAACGAAGGTCAAGTCTTCCTGTATAAGTTTGGTAAGAAGATCTTTGATAAGATCATGGAAGCAATGCAACCAGAATTTGAAGACGAGCAACCCATCAATCCTTTTGATTTCTGGCAGGGTGCTAACTTCAAACTAAAGATCAAGAAAGTTGCAGGTTACTGGAACTATGATTCTTCTGAGTTTGATCGTCCTGCTAATCTACTAAATGATGATGATGCACTAGAAGCAGTTTGGAAGAAGGAGTACTCATTAGAGTCTCTAACTGCAGCAGATCAGTTCAAGACTTATGATGAACTGAAGACTCGTCTTGACTATGTTCTAGGTAACAAAGGTACTCCTCGTTTCCAAGATCAGGAAACTGTAGAAGAGGAAGCAGACTTCCGTCGTCAAAACCGTAGTGAAGAAACTTCTTTCACTCCCAAGTTCAATTCTGCTCCAACTCCTGCACCTGAACCTTCTCTTGAAACTACCACAGGAGAAGATGATGATGCACTATCATTCTTCCAAAAACTTGCTGAAGAAGATTGAGGTTAACTTATGAGAGGGTTTGCTTAACCCTCTTAGTTATTGCAGCATATTATAGTTTAATATTTAAATAGATTCTGTATCTTTAAGGGTTCTGCTGATAAAACCAGTGGAACCCTTTCTATATGACATGATCTCATCCATATCTTCAAATACAATATTTAAGTATAATGGTTTTAGTATCTTGATTACTCTTTTTTGTTCTTGAATTCTTTCTTCATATGTGTAATTTGTGACTGGAAAAGAACAATCTTCAAGAGATACATGTTGACCTAAATCACCATCATAGTATTCAACTTTATGGTTTACATTCACAACAACTTTTGCTGGAAAAACTACTGTACCATTAGAATTTTTTATTCTCTTAGATTCGTAATGATGAACTTCATATATTGCCTCATAACTTCCATATTTTTCTAGTAGGAAATCATTATATAAATTTGTAGGCATTGGCCATTCGTTTTGGATATTTAAAATGTTATTAGTAATTAAAACTACCCAATCTAAATCAGAATCACCATAAACTTTTTCTGCAACATTGTCTGGTCTTTCATCACCAACAATAAAATAATCTTCAAAGTAAGTTGTTTGACTTAAAATGTCCTCTCTAAGTTTTGCTCTTCTAAAAATATTTTTAGCATCAACTTTTAATCCAGGAGAACCTATCTCCAGAAGATTTTGATACTTTATGTTTGGTAGTCTTTTAAAGTAATTTGCCATGATTAATATCCTATTTGGTCTGTAGGTATGCCTGTATAATCATCATAATATAGTGGTTCCATTTCTGTAAATGATAATGACATGGTGTATGCAGTCATCGTTGCTGCAGAATCATTGAAAGTCATATAACTTCCATCAGGAATATAATTAACGTTTACAGATTTCAAAGCACAAACTTTAGGTCTACCAATTGATGGGTGATTACCATCACCTGATTGCCCACCTCGATGATAAGAAATTTTATATACATTTGGTGCGAGTAAGAAAAGATTTGTTGACTCTTTCCTCACTGCCATCGATTGCTTAAACATTCTAATAATTCTTCTGACCATTACTGCCTCAGCAGAGTTTCTTGGTCGTAATTGATATGAGAAAGAAAAATTTCTCAACTCTGGTTTTTGGAATAGTAAAACCATATTCGGATTTAAAATACCACCACTAGTTCTGGAAAGCATATTTGTTGTTTGAGATGCTGCTTGAGCAGCTTGCATCGCAATATATTTCTTTGCTTCTACACTCTTACCAGAAAGAGCAGTTTTTGCATTAGCTAAAGATTTACCAAGACCTCTACCACCATCAATAATAGCACCATAAGCTGCCTCATATGCAAATGCTTTTAAAGGATTTACTTCATTATTTCCCCAACCAACAGCATTACCATCTTCAGCACCACCCGATATAGACAAATAGCACGTTCCTTCTAATTTACCAAGACCTGCAGAATCAAAACCTATTTGACCTGCACTTTTAAATGTCTGGGGTTCATATCTATGTGTTGCAAATTTTATATAATCTTGTTCAAGTTTAACCATTTTTTCAGGAAACTGTAACGTACCAAAATCCCTAGATTGTGATTTGAATGTTATTGGATTCGCAGATTCGTAGGCAGTTTCTTGA